CGGACTAAATGAGTTTTGAACTTCGTTAATTAGGTAATCTGCAACCTCTTTTTCTAATACGCAATAAGGTAATGCCCCGTAATAATCAACGTTTGAGTAGTATTTTTGTCCTACGGTATAGTTTCCACCCTTTAAAATCTGTATTTGACCGCCAAAACCAAAGGCAGGAATCACTTTTGGAGGGAATTTTTTAGTGTCTTTCCAATTATCTGAATAATACCACCCCTCTATTTCGCCTTTATCGTTGCATTTTTGCGCTCTTAATAGCTGAAAAGGCACGTGTTCAACCTGCACAAGGCGTTTTTTACCATCGTAAATTAACTGAAAAGCGTAATTCCCAAGCATTTTAGCATCAATAATTACGTTTTTAAGACACTCTTTGCTTACTAACGACAAGAAACGGGCGTACTCATTAGGTCTCAACCTTGCATCACGTGCGCTAAGTCCTTTTCCGTACGCTAGTTTGACGAAATTGTTTATAATTGCGCTATTTGTAGTGCTAGAATTATATAAATCAATCAAATAGTTAAATTGATTGTTTGTGTCGCCAAATTCTACCCAGTCTTTGTTGTTGCTTTCTTTTATTTGTGGGCTTTTGTAGCTTTCTAGCTGAATAAACCTTACATTGCTTTCGTTATTACTGCTCATTTGTTACAAATTGGTTAGTCGTTACCCTTTGCGTGTAAACGTCTTTATTAATTGTATAATCTTCAACTGTTTGGTCGGTACAAAGTATCATATCGTGTAAAACTAAATCGCCTGCCGTATTAAATGCTTCAAAAGTTAGTTTGTCATTAACATTTAGCGACATAGCCGCATTTACAAGCACAAAGTAATACTTTTGTAAGTACACGCTGCTCTTTGTAAAATTGTATGTTGTGTTGTCCAATACGTTTTTAATAACAATAGTCGCTACATCATTTCCAACTGGAATGAATTTAAAAGTATGCAACGCATTATCAGGATTTGCTATCATCATATACCTATTATCGTAAAAAAGTGTATTTTGTTTTAAATTAAAAAAGCGATAGGGTTACTATCGCTTTTAGTTTGTTTAGTTTTTTACACTATGAACCTGACGTAACTGTAAATCCTGCTGTACTTAAACTAACTCCGATAAAATTAGCTGGTACTGGTTCATCTCCTGACAATGTAAGAGTATATCCTGACATATCGCCAAGTGCCGCACCTGTTACAAGTGTTCCTCCTGTTACTTCCATTCCTCTAGTTAATCCTGCGTAAAACAAATTTCCGTTATTATCTTCTACAATAACCTGAGGTCTGCCATAAGCCATTAACTTCAATTCTTTGTTCATTTGAGGCGTTAATTTTTTCAAAGACAATTCAATTACCTGCTCAAAATAAGTTGTCCCGTTATTTCTATCGGATTTAATATTTTGAACAAAGCTTGATGTGCCTTTTAAATCATACTTGAACGCTACTGGAGAACCTGCAACTGCATCGATAACATCTGTATCTGTTACATCATAAGTATATCCAGTCGCATCGCCATCATTTACGAAATAAACGGCTTTCAAACCGCCTATTACATCTTTACAAACTTCCTTTCTTCCTAGTGTTAAATCACAAGCCATAATATTTATGTATTAAAAAAGGTGGCGTTTATTGCACCACCTTTCAAGTTATTTAATCAGTTACTTAGTTTGCTGAATTAACGATTCCGTAAGTTACGATTTCTTCAACGTTTCCGTATTGGACACCGCCTGTCATTCTCATAACAATTCTTACGTTTTGAGAACCATCAATATCTGCCATATCGATAACTTTCACCTCGTTAGTGTCATTTAGTAATCCAGTACCGAACCATAGGTTTTCAGTTTGTGCAAAAATAGCCGTATTTGCAGCCAAGCCTTGAACCATTTCCAACTGTACTCCGTCGATTTGTAGTCCGCTTCCCATTGAATACCATTGAGAACCTTTTGTATCAGTTCCTGATGCTCCAACTCCGTTCGCAGCATAACCGCCTAACGCCTGCACATAGGCTTTGAAAATGTTTTGTGCTACAAATATTTTTCCACCCTCTAATCCATACAATGTCGCAGGAATAGCGTCAACAATTTTTTGTAGTTCTGCTACTGCGTTTGCGCTTGTTACGGTTGTTCCTGCAACTTCATTCGCTGCTGGTAGGTTTGCATCAAGGGCTAAAAGGGTTGCAAATCCGTCAAACTGTCCGCTAGTTGTAGCGACACCTCTCCAAATATTAACCTCGTTTTCTGCGGCTACTTTAGCAACGTGATTCGCTACTAAGAAATCTGCAAAAGTTGGCGGCAAGTTATCAAATGCTGAGTAACCCATTGAAATCGCATCCCAATCAGAACGGAAATCTTTTTTACAAAGTTGGTTGTTAACTTGTAATTCTTTAGGCTCTAAAATACGCTCGGTCAATGTAATTGTGCCAGTAGCGTCAAAGTCACACGTTCCATCTTTCAACAAAGAACCCTGTGTTAATTTCTTAACTACTTCTTTATATTTGATGTTCGGTTTAATTGTAACCAATCCTTTTTCTAAGGTTGGTGCAGAAAGCAAAGCGGCTGAAATATATTTTCCTGCGGCTTCTCCTGCGTAGGTTGTTGAAATGCTAGTTGTTGTTGACATTTAGTATATGTATTTTTTGATTAATGATTATGCTTCTGACGCCCAAATTCCAACACCCCCAACAATAAACCATTTTGTTAACGCTACTGCTTTTAAAGTAACATAATCGCCATTGTTTGCGGTTGCTTTTGTGTTGTTCAATTTTTTACCTACTACTCCGCTTGCAACTGAATCAGCGGCTGCGTTTGCGATACTTCCGTTAATTCCATCTACTGCGTTTGGATCAATTGATAATAGTACTGCTCCATCTGCTCCTGTGTTTCTAAATGTAAATTCCATTCCGATAGTATCGGCTGTAATAATTGGCAAATTCATAACAATAGCGTCTGTTGCTACGTTGTAAGTTCCTGCTCCTGCGTCTGCTGCTGTAAAAGTAGTAGTGGCTGAAACTGTTGTTTGTTTTGTACGACTCAATACTGGGTCATTACTAACTGAAATAAGTGTTCTTTCTGACATCGTTGTTTAGTTTTTTGAAAATAGTTTTTTATAAATTTTGCTCTCTGTTGTTTCAGGTCTTTTGCTGTGTAGCAAATTAACTTCAACTTTCTTTTCATTTTCAGGGTTAAAAACTAAAGGTGCAGGAGCGGCAGATAATTGAACTTTAATTGCTTCCAATTCTTCTTCTAATTTTGCGCTCTTTTGTTTCTCTAGTTCCAACTCTTGTTCTTTTGCGAAAAAAGTTTCTTTTGAAACTGATTCAACAATTTTTTTTGGTTGTTGTTCTGCTTCCATTTCTGGCGCAACAACTTCCTCAGGCACTTCTGCCTCAGGCGCACCTGCTGGCTTAACCTCTTTGATAATTCCCTCTTGTTCTACTAAGATGATTGAACCATCTTGAGTTTTGTACTCACCTACTGGCATTGCTACAATTCCCGTTTCAGATACAATACCGATAGAATAATCAGGCTCAAAAGATTCTGCTTCCACAATGGTAACACCATCTTCCAATTTCATCTGCTCCAATTTTACTTGAATAGACAAAAGTGCTTTGATTTGATTTAACGTTTTTTTGTACTCCATTTTGATTTATAAATTAATAATTACACTCGTTCCTTGATTCTCTAACGAACCAATACCCTGATTAATTAACTCCCCTTTGCAACATTCACGGCTGTATGTTTCTTCATCTGCGCACAAACACCCTCGTTTGTTATTAGTAGGACTAGAGTTAGTTTTCATTTTCTAGTATTTTTTTTATTTGTTCGATGATATTTTGCTCCTCTTTCATTTGCATTTTATCAGCAAAAAATCCCTCAATAGAAAATCCTTTTACTTTGCCGCTTTTTACATCATTCCAAACCGCATCATTATTGCACTTCATCGAAATCATCCACGTACCTACTGGAACTGAAAAACCGTATAAATTTGATTTGTCTTTTTGAGTGTCCTCAACAATCCAACTTTCTGTAACAGTCATTCCGTCAATATCTTTTTCGTGTTGTT